GTTTAGAAAGGGTAATAAAACTATTCTATCATTTAAGACTAGTGAAGAAGTGACTTGTGGTGCAAGACCAGAGCACTTAAGAAATGAAGAAATAGTAGTTTCTGAGATGAATGACAAAGGTGAATTAGAATTTCACTGGGACAAAATTTATGTATAATAACAAATAAAAAATAGAAAAAATGGCATTAAGCACAACAGACTTAGGAACAGGTGGTTCAGGAATGGCAAAAACAATTGCACCGGGAAATCATGTATTGAAAATTAATAGCGTTGAGCTAGAAGATTTTAGATTTATTGAAGGTGCAAGACATCTTATCTTGCATGTAGAAACAGAACCTATTGAAGGTTTTGATGGTTTCTTTATTGATAAAGATGATGAAAGCCAAGGTAGATATGGTGGTCAGATTGGTAGAGTGAAAGCTAGCCAATATGCATTTGCAGATGGAGAAACTAAATCAGGAATTAAGATTCAGAGAGATAGATCCATCATGATCTTCTTAAATAACATGGCAAAGAACTTAGAGTTTTATGAGTGGTTTGTAGAACAGGATAATAAGTTCAATACTATTGAAGATTTTGTAAAGAACTTTAATGATAATGCTCCTTACAAAGGTATAGAAATAGAATTCTGTATTGCTGGTAAAGAGTATATGAATAAGTCTGGTTATGTAAATTATGACATGTGGTTACCAAAAGCAGAAAATAAAACATATGCTTATGGAGAAAATGTTATGACTTATAGTGAAGCAAAACATCTTAAAAAGATGGAAGTTAAAGAAGTAAAAGGATTTGGTGATGATGAAGATGACTTTACAACACCACCTAAAAGTTCTTCTGACTTTAATTTAGATTAATTATACTTATATAAGGGGAGTTAGTCTAGCTTCCCTTATATTTTTAAATTAAGTTACTATGATTTCAACAAAAAATTTAATTTATGATTTGGCGGATGTGCCAAGAGAGTGGATATTTGAACACTATCTTAATTTACCAGAAAGACTTACTGGACAAGACCTTAAAATAAAATCTGTATTTAATTTACGTGAAAGAACTCCTTCTATGTGTATCTACATGGATACAAATAATATCTATAAGTTTAAGGATTTTTCTTCCGGTATAGGTGGTGACTCACTAAGTCTTGTGCAAAATTTATTTAATCTTAATACAAGAGGTGTTGCATCTTTTAAAGTAATAGAAGATTACAACCAGTATGTTCTAAATAATGGTTATAATCCTATAAATTCCTATAAGCAACAAAGTAGATATAAAGTTACTGACTTTGAAATTAGGCACTGGAATACCCTTGACCAAAAATATTGGATGGAATATAAGATTGGTTCTAAATTATTAGAGAAATATAATGTTCACCCTTTAGAATATTATATTATGCAAAAAACAAGTGAAAATGAAGTTTTGTCTAGTATAACTATCAAAGGTAATTATATTTATGGTTACTTTAAAGAAGATGGTACCTTATATAAGATATACCAACCTAAAGTAAAAGACAGTAAGTTTATTAAAGTAAGAGATTACATTCAAGGTTCTGAACAGCTTACATATGATAAACCATATCTTATTATTACTTCATCTCTTAAAGATCTGATGGCTTATAATAAGTTAAGACTTGTTAATTCTGAAGCTATTGCACCAGATAGTGAAAATACTATGATTCCAGAAAATATTATGAGCTCTATAAGTTCTAAATGTAAACAGATTTGCTTACTTTTTGACAATGATGAGCCTGGAATTAAAGCTGCTGAAAAGTATAAGACTAAATATGGTTTTAATTATGTAGTACTTCCAATGGAAAAAGATTTGTCTGACTCAATTGCAAAACATGGAGTTGATAAAGTTAGAGATATGTTATTACCATTACTAAAAGAAGCATTATGAGTTGGCTATATCAAGGACAACCTTTTAATAATTCAATGATACCTGAAGGTGCAGAAGGATTTGTCTATGAAATGCAAGCTACTATTGGTGGTAAACTTGTTAAGTATATCGGAAAGAAAAACTTTTACTCTAATGTAAAGAAAAGATTTGGTAAAAGAGCTTTAGCTCAAGTAACTGATAAAAGAACCAAAAAGTATACTATTGTTACAAAAGAAAGCTATGAGAATTACTATAGCAGTAATAAAACTTTACAAGAAGCTCACAAAGCTGGAATTGAAATAAGAAGATACATAATTCAGATATGTTTCTCTAAAACAGAACTTACTTATTTTGAAGTTAAGTTTCAGTTTGTCAGAGGAGTATTAGAAAGTGATGAGTTCTTAAATGGTAATATCTTGGGCCGGTTTTATGGTCCATTTAAAAAACAATAACTATGACAGAAAATGATATGACTGGCCTTCTACTTAAGTTGGCTGACCTTGGTGTGACCGGAATTAAGATATTTTATTCAGGTGGTGGAGACAGTGGTGCTATTGATGATATTGTATATACAACAGAAGAAGTAGAAGATATTGATGATATTAACTATTTAGAAAATTATGGTGATCATGTTTATTACTTAAAAGATCTTGACTCAGCACTTAATGCAGACATAGAAAACTTTGCAGAAGAAAAAATCTTAAGTGATATAGAAGATTGGTGGAACAATGATGGTGGTTATGGAGTAATGCTTATTAGTGTTCCTTCCGGTAATTATAAAATTGATAACACTATTTATATTACTAATACTGAAGAGTATTATCATAATGGTAATTTAATTAATCAAAGTTTAAACTAATGGCACATCCATGGCAACATGCAAAATCATCAGCTAGAAAGTTTGGTGGTGTAGCAACAGATTATTTAGAAATACATGAATGGTTTGATGAAACTAAAGCATGGATTGGGCACAGTAAGCACAGAATGTTTAGACATCACTCAGAAGGTATTTTTGAATGTGAGAAAAAATTTGGTATTATGATTACAAATTCTGATAATAAAGATGTGTATGTAAGATATGTTGGAGAACAACATGTAAAAGAAGATTGCAATGGATATATTCCTACTGCAAAAGAATGGGTGGATAATATAAATACACCAACAAAGTGGATGATTAAAACCTTAAAAATTGAAGACTAATGATTTTTAACAAAGAAGAAACAAAAAACTTATTAAATATGTTAAGGTCACCTGATGATGAAAATGCTGTAATAGCATTTGAGTCTTTAAAAAATGTTGACATAAAGGCATATATTGGAGAACTAGTTTTATTATATAAGTTTGGTAAACAAACAAATGCTGTTTGGGAAGCTAATTGTCCTAAGTGTTTTACTGCTATTAGTAAAGAAATAGATGTAGATAAAACATTATCTACTGGTGAATGTCTTTCAGCCATGACATTTAATAAAGTTAGTATGTATTCTATAGAGCTTTTTATGGAATTATTTACTGAAAATATGGTTGGCTTTTTAGGTCAAATGGGATATCCTGTTGACAGATTTGATATAATATTAAAACTAAAAGATGGACAAAGCACAAAGTCTTAGTAAGACAGCAAAAGAATTAATGTTAAAAGAGCCCTATTATGGGTTCTTTCTACTAATGCTAAATAAATTATGGGACAGTAAAAAAGTTCCAACTGCTGGTGTAAGCAAAAATGGTATTAACTACCAATTATGTATTAATGAAGAGTTCTGGATGGGTTTAAGTGAAGATCATAAACTTGGTCTACTTAAACATGAATTACTTCATATTGCATTTGGACATCTTACTACTTATTTTAAGTTTAGTAATCACAAGATGGCTAATATAGCAATGGATATGGAGATTAACCAATATATAGATGAGGATTGGTTACCAAAAGGTGGTATAGATATAAATGACTATGAGGATCTTAATCTTGATAGAAAAGCAGGTGCTAGATATTATTATGATAAACTATCACAAGCTAAAGATGATAAAGATAAGAATGGTACATCTGGAGATGAAAACTTTGATAAGCTATGTGATAGCATGGATGGAGATGGAGAAGGTTTACCTGATCATAGTACATGGTCAGACTTTGAAGATCTTACTGAAGCTGAGCAAAAGCTAATTGAAAAACAATTACAGAAAGTTTTATCAGATGCTAAAGAACAGACTGTTAAGAAGAGAGGTAATATTCCTGGAGAGATTGATGGAGTTATTGTTATAGAAGAAATTGTACCACCCAAGTTTGATTGGAGAGGGTATATGAGAAGATTTACTGGTATAAGCACAAAAGTGTTTACCAAGAAGATCCGTAGAAAGGAAAATAAAAGATATGATGGTAATCCTGGTCTTAAGATCAAGATGAAACAACATATGTTATTAGGTATAGATACCTCAGGTTCTGTAAGTGACACAGAACTAATTGAGTTTATGAATGAGATTCATCATATTTATAAAGCAGGAGTAGATGTCACTATAGTTCAATGTGACACACAAATAAGATCAGTAGAACCTTATAGAGGTAAAAGTGATCTTGAAGTACATGGTAGAGGAGGAACTGAATTTGATCCTGTCCTAGAATATTATAATGATAATAACAAGAAATATACAAGCCTAGTATATTTTACAGATGGAGAGTGTAATGCAAGAGTAAAACCAAAAGGTAATGTCCTTTGGGTTATATCAGAGAGATCAGAATTAAATAATGATCTGCCAGGCAAAGTAATTAAATTAGAACTATAAAAACAAAAAGTATGAGTCAAGTACAATTGAATGTAGAAGAATTAAAAGATTTTATTAAACACATGGTTAAGAATAACCAACATATTCAAGCTGAAGGTAAAGTACCTGTAGCAATTAATATTGAAGGTGATGCCGGACTTGGTAAAACTTCTGCTATCATGCAGTTAGGTAAAGAACTTGATATGCAAGTTGTAAAGTTAAATCTATCTCAGATAGAAGAATTGGGTGACTTAGTAGGTTTTCCTGTAAAAGAATTTGAAATCACAAATGCAGAAGGTAAGTCTACTTGGATTAATGAAGTTCAGATAGATGCAGCTATGAAGAAAGGATATAAAGTTGGTGCTAAAAGAATGGCCCATGCTGCTCCAGAATGGATTCAAGGTAAAGGTGAAGGTGGATTCTTAGTATTAGATGATTATACTAGAGCTGATCATAGATTTATGCAAGCAACAATGGAGATCTTAGATAGACAAGAATATGTATCTTGGAAACTACCTAAGAACTGGCATGTTATCTTAACTACTAATCCTGATAATGGTGATTACAATGTAACTACATTAGATGTTGCTCAGAAGACAAGATTTATTTCTTGTGAGTTAAAGTATGATGCAAATGTATGGGCTAAGTGGGCAGAGAATGCTGATATAGATGGTAGATGTATTAACTTTATGTTGATGAATCCTGAGCTAGTAACTCAAAGAATTAATCCTAGAAGTATTACTACATTTTTCAATGCTATTAGTTCTATTCCTAAGTTTGAAGATAACTTACCTTTAATTCAGATGATTGGTGAAGGTTCAGTTGGTCCTGACTTTAGTTCTATGTTTACTATGTTTATTAATAACAAGTTAGATAAGATTATTTCTCCGGAAGATATCTTAACTAAAGATGAAGCATATGTAATGGGAGCTCTGACAAGTGCAGTTGGTGCAGATGATGACTTTAGAGCAGATTTAGCAAGTATAATTGCAACTAGAGTAATTAATTATTCTTTAGTTTATGCTAATAAAAATACTGTAACTGATGCAATGAGTCAAAGACTAATTAAACTTACAACTGACTGTAATGCATTTACTAATGACCTTAGATATTATATGGTTAAGGAAATAGTAAATGGAAATAAGAATAAGTTTAGTAAACTAATGATGAATCAGAATGTAGTTAAAATGGCTATACAGTAATTATTAATACAAAGGGAGGTAAAACTCCCTTTTTTAAACTATTAAAAATGATAAAACCAATATTAAGAATATCAAGTGATACTTTATCTTCTGGCTATAGCATTGAAGAGCAAGATAGTATTACATTCAATTTAGAAACATTATATGGAACTTTTGATGGTGATACAGAAGTAGCATTAAATCTTGTAAAAACACCATATTTACCACAAAAAGGAGATAAGATATATTTCTTACCTGCTGTTAATGTTCCAAGAGTTAAATTTAAAAATGTATGTCTTGAATATAACATTAAAACAGTGAGAGATGCAAATCAGGCAAATGTGTTTTTTGGTAACTCAAAGAGTATACATCAAATGACTGATAGTGCTTGGCAATATGAAGTTACTGCTAAACACTTTTTATATTTTATTGAAGAGATTAAGCATAAAG